CTCCTTTTGTTGGTGGTGTTGTTTAAGTTTCTCTAATCCTTCTTTAAACAAAGGACAAGGTTTAGTCAACTCATTTAATCTTTGTAAGACTAATAAGCTGTACCAAATAGGTGAGAGGTCCGTGATAAGTTTCTGCACGTACTTCATGTAGTGAACGGGAGAAGGGTTAGGTTCTCTCTCAGCGATTAAAGTGTAAACCTCTTCTCGGACTAACTTCTCAAAACCTTCGTGGTCATTTTCAAACAAATCTTCTACCAAACCTTGGTCTACCGCAGCTTTCGAGTGATCTATTTTTACGTAGTTGAACATAGGTTTCTTACCAAACTTAAAGAACTCGTGTAAATCATCGTGGGGTAAATCTGTTAAACGTTTAGTCTTATCGTCGAAAAAACCTTCGTTAGGAACATCGTGGTTAATACGGGATTTATCGTCTTGAAACTTTACCTTCCAGAACTCAATAAGGATTTCTAAGAGTTGATAGTTGACGTCTGGGGACACGTGATTTTGGTACCACACTAAATCTTTAGCGTGTTTGTTCCAGTTGTTTCTGTTCCAGAGTAAATGGGATAACTTCCAAGTGTATTGGGTACCAGCCATAGCCCAGTAAGAACAAGCTACAATTTTATCGTAGATTATCGGTGGGACTACGTGGTACTCGTGTAAAGGAACTACCCGAGAAGGTTCAAAAGGACCTGGTACTACTACGTCCACATCTTTAGGTTCAATTAAAAGGGAGGGGAAAATTTGTTGTTTCGCGTAAGAACCAATGTAATACATGAAATCTACTTTCAAAGTTTGAGTTGGCGTACCTCCTAGGAATCGAACCTAGACTAACAGTTTTGGAGACTGTTGTGCTACCACTACACTAGCGGCACTTTAACATTGGCGGATGGTGTAGGATTTGAACCTACGGAACGTTACCGTTCTCTAGTTTTCAAGACTAGCGCATTAAACCGGGCTCTGCCAACCACCCACTAAAATAAAGACAAGAGATGTTTGCAAACTACCGAAAGGCCACCCCTTGTCAATTACTCTTATAAGTGATTCGCTCTAAAAAGTCAAGAGGGTAATTAATTTTAACATTACGTCAGGTATGTAAACAATAAAGGTAGACCAAAGGACCAAACCAAAAGTAAGTTCAGCTACTGTCCAGTTGTTAATAATTTTATTACCAAAAGGTTTTACCCACACACCTACGTAACACACCGGCATTAGTAAAGGAACTAGCGCGAGGTAGATTGAAGAGAAAATTAGACCTCCTACAAAATACGCTTGGACTAAAGTAATCGCAGAGAGCCAGATTAAACCTCTCAAATAAATAGCTCCTACCCATTTAAGGTAATCTTTATTTAAAATGTAAGTGTCTGTAACTGACTTAAACAAAGCGGGGGCTTGTCCTACTAACATCGCAATACCCATAGCTAGTGCGTACTTCCAGTCAGGAATCATCCAGTAAGCGCCCAGACCAAAAAGTAAAGCGTTTATAAACTTACTCGGAATGTTAAACGGCTCTTTACCATCTTTCCACAACTGTTTGTACCCACCGCCACGAGCAACATAATTAATAATAGCTCCTACAACTGTAAGAATGATCCCCTTTTTTATTTGATTTTGTGTTTCTTTTTCCATTGTAAAACCTCTTGAGTTAAATCAGTAATATTGTTTTCTTTATAATCAAAAGTTAAAACATTCTCTACGTTATTAGCGAAAATCCCCATTTGATGAGCAGCTCTAGTCGAGAAGTCATCAGAGTGAATACGGCCTGTATCACGTCCAACAACGTTTTTAGAACTAAATACAACGGGACAATGAATAATACAATCGTAATTACGCCACAAATCTGAACCAACGCCACCGTAGAATTGACCCATATACGCGCCACCATCTGTAATCCAAATCGATTCGGGATTGTTTTTAGCGAGTTCCACATATTGTAATTCCCTTTTTAAGATTTCATTTTGGTCGTTGTACCCAAGTTCTCTTATCACAAACCGAGCTGGTTCTGGTAAGTACTCAGTTGGGTAACCTTGTAATTTTAAAGTGTAAGCTAAACCGAGGGCTGTTGTTGTTTTACCCGAAGATGGTGCGCCTAGAAATCCAATTAACATTAGAACTCAACCTCGTTCCACTCACCTTGTAAAGCGCCTTTACTGTACTCGGTTTCACGATTCTCAAAGAAGTTAGTGTGACCCTTACCGTACACAACCCAATCTAACCAAGGAAGAGGATTATCCATCACATTGTAAATCGGGTCTAAACCTAGTTGAGTTAAACGTAAGTTCGCCATGAAACGGATGTACTGCTTTACTTCTTCTTTAGTTAATCCTTCAATGTTGTTATTAGCTGTGTTGAACGCGAGGTCTACAAACTTATCTTCTAGGTCTACCGTCTTACGGCACATACCTATCAAGTCTTCAGTAACTTTAGTAACTTGTTCTGGGGACAGGTACTCTTTAACAAATTGTTTGTAAAGTTCAATACAACAAGCTACGTGGTCGTCTTCATCTTTGATAGAGAACTCTACAACTTTACACATACCGTTCATCTTACCAAAGCGACGGAAGTTCATAAGAATAACAAATGAAGAAAACAGTTGTACACCTTCAGTGAAAGCGCCGGTGACAGCTAGTTTACGCGCGATGTCTTCGTAAGATTCTGTACCGAACTGTTGAAGGTATTCGTGTTTAGCCGCCATCTCTTCATACTCGTAAAACGCTTTGTACTCAGTTTCAGGGATACCAATAGTATCTAATAATAAAGAGTAACTCTCCACGTGAATACACTCACGGTCTGCGATATTAGTTAAACACATAGCCACTTCAGGGTGACCTTTAAACGTGTTAATTAAATCGCCGTAGCCATCTAACACATCACAATTACCTGAGATAGACGTCTTACCGTTTCTTCGTACCAATAAAAACCCCTCTGGAACGGTTAAACAAACGACGTCACCTTCATATTGAACGATTTCCTGCCCACGTCGAATTGCTTGTCCGTCAACTGGGACGTAAGGTCTTAAAGTCACTTTAAACGTATCGTTAAACTTTTCACTACGAGGGTCTGTGTACTGTACGTAGTGACAGGTGTAACCAGCCAATACACCAACAGCTTGTACCATATCTGAGGCTGTCTTGTTGGTATTTGTAAAAATTATTTTACCCCATCTGTCTACATGACTGTCCCAGTGTTGTACCTCTTCGATAAACTGACTGGATTTATTTTTTGTAAAAGAGTTTAGATTAACCCAACAGAAATCTTTAGTAAGGTAGTTTTGTTGGTCCAACGGCCAATGTGTTTTAAAGACACTATAACCCTTTTCATTTACTGTAAAATCAAAACCTATACCTGCGTTGTTTAATAGTTTGTGTAAACGTTCTATCTTACGTTTCTTAGTAAAACTGAACCAGACAGGCCGGTAACCCAACCGACTACCGTCGGTGTCATTTTTTACATTACCGTCAGCTTGGAAGGCAATCGCTAAACGCTCCATAGGTGTGAGGTTACTTTCGTCCTCCTGTACCAACACTTTTGAAGGGGCGGTGTGATGTTTGATATTTTGGTAGAACAACATATTTTTAGCGTGAGTAGATTGGTGTACCCCAAAACGGTCTGTGTAGAACATTTTATGGTTAGGAGTAACTAACAAATCTACATTTCCGTTTATGTCCTTGTAGTGGTACATTTCACCTTGATGTTTGTTTTTAACGACACGTAGAGGTTTGACGAAACTAAGGGTTCTGTCCATGTCCACCTGAGCTACCGTATCCTCCAAGGTCACGTCTTTGATGAATTTCCAACCGAATGGGGTCAGGACTTCAGTGTCATCACTAAAGCAATCAGTTTGAGTAAAAAAGCGGAAGATTTGTGTGAGGAGTACGCGCTCATCTTCTGTCAATCTTTTGTGCCAGTCAGACACATCGTCACTTAATTGAATCTCTTCAGGTACCCAATGTTTAGCTTGGTGTTTCTTGTAAATCGCAAACATTTGTGGGTATTTAAACGGTTTGTAAAAACCTCGTGTATCTAATAATTTCATCTTATAGTAACTCCTCTGGTACTTGGTTATCTACTGGGTCAAGTTTGATGTTAGTTAAGTCCACTAACGGACCTTTCTTAATGACAACAAAGCCAAAACTTACACCTAACTCAGGACTAATATCTACAATGTCTTGACCTCTAAAGATTTGTACGATGTGTTCGGGGTCTAAACGCCAATAATCGTCTGGGTAAGCGTGACGACCTTTACGTTTTGAACAGAGAGTGCAGATGAAAGCGCCGTCAGTTCTCAGTACGGTCCAAATACCTTGGATGAACTCGCGCCAATTACGAACGTGCTCTAAAGTTTCACACGAGATAACCGTACCCACATCTTCTGGGTAAAAGTGTTTGGGTAAATCTTCTCCTGGTAAAACCATATCTACGTCTTTACCTTCTCTCATGTCGATACCAAAATTCACGTTAACAATATCGCGGATGGTCCCGTTGACATTTAATGAACCGACTTCCACGGTGTACCCTTCGACAAGGTGTTTGAACTTTGATACGTAATCTTTAATTCCTTGGTGCATTTTTATCTACCCTTCACAAGCTAAGCAAGCTGAATCTTCCGGCTTACGTTCAGTTGAAATTTGCCCAATGTACTCTGGGCGCGACATTGCGGTTGAACGACAGTAATACAAAGTTTTCAGACCTTCTTTCCAAGCGTTAAAGTGAACCTTGTTTAAGTGGTTTTTATCACAATCTGCGTAGAAGAATAGATTGATTGACTGCCCTTGGTCAATAGTCTTTTGTCTGTCACTCGCGTGTTTTACAATCCAGTTCTGGTCTAATTCGTAAGCGGTCTTAAATACATCTTTATCCCAACTATCCATCCACTCTAAGTGTTGAACAGAACCTACGTTAGTAATGATAGAAGTCCAAGTAGCGTCGTAATTCTGGTCTTTGTACTTAGTCTTCAGTAAGTGGTCGAGGTGTTTATTCTTGATTAAGAGCGAACCACTCTTAGTATCTTGACGGAAACCATTCGAAGTGTAAGGCTCTACAGAAGGTGAACACTCCCCGCAAATATTTGAGATACTGGCGTTTGGGGCGATAGCTTGTGTGTGACTAAAGCGGTGACCAGTACCTTCCATATCTGGGGCTTCTCCGCGCTCAGAACCTAATTTCAAAGAAGCTTTATCAATCTCTGTACGTAAGTGAGAGAAAATCTTAGTGTTTTGGTAAGCCGCAGTTACTGATTCAAAAGGTGTACCATTGCCTTGTAAATAGGAATGAAATCCCATAGCACCTAAACCAATGTCTCGACCCATACGCGCTGAGAACTTAGCTTTAGACAGATAGTCAGGAGCGTTACGGAGGAAGTGTGAAAGGTTGTTATCCAAGAAACGGCAGATGTCTTCAACGAACGTTGGGTGTTTCTCCCACTCACTAAACTTCTCTAGGTTTACACTTGATAAACAACAAACAGCTGTCCTCTCAGTATTAGTAGGTAATAAAATTTCACAACAATTACCAGTAACTACCCCATTAAACATAAGTTTATGACGTTTGGGTTCTGTAGCGCAGAAAGTTTTATCCACACGCCCCGTAACCTCAACTCTATCAACTTTCACAAAGCGAGAAGCGTCTCTATTTGGGTGTTGGTTAGGTTGTACGTTTAGTCTGCGGAACTCGATACCTAGGTCTAAGAGACGTTTTACCCCAAAACTGTTGATATTTAACATCCAAACCTCTTTACAAGAGAATAAACCGTTCTCCCCAGTACCGTTGTTCAAAGGCAGTAAATACTTACCTTCGGCTCTACGAGTAAATAAAGAACTAGTTACACCCATCTCTTGTAACATAAGTACAATGTTTTGGAGCAAACCATGATTTACCGAGGTTAGTTGAATGTTTTGACTGTGGGTGCTCTGTACCACACACGCGTCTGCGTCTAAAAGACCGGCTAACCATTTCAATCTCGAGTTTAAAGAGTACTTAGAGGGTGTTTCGTTCTTGGTCAAAGACATTGGTCCGTGGTTCCATCGAGCGCGACCGTATGAATCAAAGTCACCGACAGTCCCTAGGTCAAGGTGTGGAATTACGTCTTTTTTAGGCTCGTAAACCCATGAATGTTCGTAATCGGCGTTACCGTCACCCGACCAGAAACCGTGGGCGTAAGGATGTGGGAGTTCTTCCGTACCGTAAACAAAGTCTTGCGGGAAGGATTCTGCTTTCTCTATTTTCATACCAGGTAAGAGGTCTTTAGCTTCAATTACTTCGAGAGGTTTGTGGTAGTCTGTTGAAATATAGAATTTGTGGTAAGGGGTACAATCCAACGTTGTACCTGTGTTGAGGTGTACCCGGATAAGTTCAGATGACTCCGAGGTTTGTCTAACAGTTACTTCGGACCATTCAGCGCCGTTCCAAACATCTAAAGTTTTATCTTTCAATGTTGAGATTGTTTTATAACCTTTTTTAGTAAATAAAAGTGTCTCAGGAGCTACGCAAAGGTTTGATTGGGTAACTTTAAGACCTTTATCTTTCAAAGGTTGTTTTACCGCGCGGTTAGTTGTGTCTGTGAAGTGTAAGTAAGGTTCACCTGTTTGAGTGCGGGTCTCTAGGATTTTAAACCACAACTCTCTAGCTTTCATTGTTTTCTTAACTTGTTTAGAGTTCGGGTCAACTAAATCCCACGTACCATCTTCTTTAACGGCTTCCATGAAACTGTCGGGGATGTTAACTGCGTGGTGTAAGTTAAGACACTTACGGTCAATCGAACCACCAGAAGGTTTGCGCATAATCAAAAACTCTTCAATCTCTGGATGAGAGATGTCTAAGTAAGCAGCGAAAGCCGCGCGACGAACTTTACCTTGTTTAGCAGCTAATTGTAACGAATCGTCTACTTTCATAAAAGGGATTAAGCCGGTGGTCATGTTGCCCGAGCTTGTCATCTCACCTTCAGAACGGATAGCTGAGTAATCAGTACCTACACCGCCACCCATTGTAGATAACCATAGGTTTTCAGCCCAGTGGTCAGCTAAATCTTTACGTGAGTCACCCACAACATTTAAGAAACAAGAGATACCTAAGTTCTTGGAGCAACCAATATTAGCTAGGATTGGGGTAGCTGCCATAAACCAGTGTTGGCTCATGTAGTCGTACAAACGTTGAGCGTGTCCAGCGTCGTCAGCTAGCTCTGTACACACACGTGCGAATACTTCTTGGGCGGTTGTCTCACCTAAACCGAAATAGCCCCCTGAGAGTACTTGTAAACCAGCCTTGGTCATTAGAGTCTCTCTGTCTGGAACTACTCGGATTGTAATTCCGTTGTTTACATTTGTGTAGAGCTGTGTGTTCGTCATAGTAGTCCTTACAACTATTAAGTTAAATATTTGAAATAGATAGATTTTTACCTACTAGGGGTTTACTAGAGGCGGTGTCGTTGTAATACCTTACACGTCTTTTTTGGTATTCACAAGTTCCCGTTCTAACTCGTTGATAAATAGAAGGGAGCAAATAGCTGCTTCTAAGTGGGTCTCTGTCGGGTGGTCCGAATCAAATAACTCACCGTTGTAGTACGAGGTTAAATGTCTTAAAGCCGCGCTTAAATAGGTTGTCTTAAAGGTTTCACACTTACGCCAATTATCTTGAGAGTATTTCTCAGCGCCGTGTTGTAAACGTCGGGCTACGAACTCAGTAGTTAAAGGGAAACCTAGAAGTTGGTGGAGAGGCGCTTTACCTTGGTCATGTTTAACAAAACCTTCCTTTTTACATTTACACATATTCCACTCCTCTTTCAAATCTGTTGTTCCTAAAACTCCAGACACTTTTATGTTTGTAGGTTTACCACAATCTTGACAGAACGTTGTCTCTCTGGTCTGGCCCCAGTTCAACTTCTCCTCGTCAGATAGGTCTGATTTAAAAGGAGGTAGGGGTGGGTACCGGAAATTAGGGACGATTGACATTTTACGCTCCTTAATGAATGGTTGGGTTAGTTAAAAGCTTTTCTAACATAGCGATGTCCTGTGGGGTTACCCGTCGGTTTAATAGTTTCAACCGTATCTCACACGCCATAACAATTCGAAGTAAAGTGTCACTGATAGCCGTGAACACTCCTAGTGCTACAGAAGTTAACCCAAAGATAAGTAAGAGTAACCAAAGGGGTAGTCTAAGAGTGTACTTCAGAATCTCTATAAGTAGGTTCTTGATTCTCGTCTGTGTTGTCGGTTGTAAATATTCCATAGTAAACTCCAGGGATTTGAATTAAAGTTTGTTTAAAAGGTTTAGGGCGAACCCAGTTCTTCCCTTGGTGGGAAGTTTGTAACGCTTCAAAGAAGTTGTCAATAGTCTCCAATACATCCCAAGGGTTTTTACCTACTGCGTAGCAATACGAATCAAAGACAGATGTACAGAAGAACTCAAGAGCAGCTTCCCTATCTGAGTTACCCGGATTAGCCCCCACAATATCTTTCACCGCTTGATCAATAATCGTACGAATAAAAGTTATGTCTCTTTGGTCTTCTTCCGAGCGCCGGGCTCTTTCGAAGAAGTCGAACTCCGCTTTGAAGAGGCCGTTGTTGTAGAGGAACGTTTTGACGCCCACACTTTTATCTCTTTTTTCCATTCTTCAGGTAAATCATATCCTATACACCATTTAAACCCGTTACGGTTACACCAGTCACTATACTTCATCTTCTTAGCTTTTGTCAACCAGTTGTCCCTCATCAAGACTAGACGTAAGTCTAACTTGGGGTAAGTGGCTTTAAAAGCTTTTAAGTGTCTGCGAGTGTCTTGGTCTAGGACCCCTTTTGTCTCTAAGAGGAAGGGGCCCACCAACCAGTCGGGGGTGTAAGAATACTCGACTTTGTACTTAAAGGAGAACGGTTCATATTCGTAAGGTATTTTTTCAGAAAGTAAAGTACCTTCAAAACCGTCTTCAAATTTACTCCGTCGGTAAGGTGCTGTCTTCTTCAAGTTTGAAGTACGTTTCCGTGATGTCTTCGACTTTGGGTTCTTTTGCGACATGGGTTAAAAACTTAGCTCCGTTAGAGTATTTGAATACGCGGAGACCCGCGCCGTTATTTGAATCACCCCAACAAAGTTGTTTATGGGGGCAGTACTGACACATCTTAGGTAAAGATTTATTACCGTTATCTTCTACAACTTCCTGGTAACAGCGTTCAGGAGGCGTATCTTTCTTTAACATCTCTTTTAAGTAAACAATACGAGCCGCCGCGTCAATCTCTTTATGTTCTGGAACGTGAGTGATAGCGAGTTGACCGTTGTTCTTATTAATAGCTAGGAAAGCACCTTGAGGAGCACCCGTAGCTTGGGTATACCCCGAGATTTGTCCGATGTACCCGTAAGGATCATCGCCGTTAACCAAAGAGTTTGTCTGGAACTTCTTAAAGCCGTAATCAGAAGCAGTTTTCACATCTACTAAAGCACCGTCAATAAAAGCGTCTAAGTGGCCCACTACACCTTCTAACTCTACTTGGGCTTGTTCGTGCTCTACAATGTGTCCAGCTTCTCTCACCAAACACAACATAACCGCTTCAAGGATGTGACCGAGTAAGAAGTTTAATAGTTCTTTACCACTCATTTTGTGAGTAGGTGATTCTAAACGTAAGTCGTACCAAATCTTTCTATCTGGTAAACCAATCTTAGACATACGTAAGTAACGATTCCCTTCACCACGAGAATCCTCCAACGCGCGTTTGACTGCTAGTTGAACATCGTCCGCCATTCTTTGTAAGTGAACAGGGTCTGCGAGTGTTGGTTCTTCTAAACGTTTGTACACATCTTGAGGGATTGTGTTTATACTTTTTGGGTATTGAGTTCGAGAAATAACAGCTCGGTTCAAATCATCGTAGTCGTAACTCATTGGAGGATACTTTCTTTTAAAGTTAATTATCTACTATTTAGCAGCTTGTTTGTAAGAAGGTATTTCAAACTTCTTCTTAGGAGTAAATGTATTCGTCGGTTTCTTATCTTCATAAGGAACTAAACTAATAACTTGTACGTCCATTAAAGCTGGGTACTTCTTACCGTTTGGTGCGGTGTCGTTTGGTACCCAAATCTTAACTTTAACGTCTGAGCCGTTACCGATAAGTTGTTCAATGTTGAAAGGCGCACCCTCAGCGTCAAAAGCTTTCGGACGTGAAGCGTCTACGTCACCATTTTTTACTTTACGCTCTAAACGTAAGTAAGGTGATTTAATATCGTCACGTGCTGGGTTAACAGTCAAGCCAATGTTTTGGGCAATCTCTTGACCTTTCGCACTTAAACCTAACTCCATACGGAATTGTGGTTTAATTTCTTCAACGGTACCATCTTTTTTCTTGATACTTGTCAAAGGGTCTTTCAAGCGGGTGTAGTAAGCTTTACCGTAAAGAGTGTAGTACCCTTTATTCTCGTCACCACGTAAAGTAGATTTGTTGTGTTCTACTGGACCGTTTGTTGTTTTTTGATAAGTGTTGTTTTCCATCTGATTTCTTTCTATCTAATAAATATGACGTCGTGCGTTAGTGCACATCCGCCCAACTCTTCCCTTCGTGGCCGTCGGCCCCTAGAGGACAGAGAAGTCCGTATTCCTCACCAGTTTCAATGATACATTGTTTGGCGAGGTCTAAAACATCTTGAGCTAAAGATTTAGGTGCGTCAAAGACAAATTCGTCGTGAACAAAATTCGTAATAACAACGTCCCAACCTTTCCACTCAAAAAACTTTTGTATCTTACACATAGCTGTCTTCATTACAATAGCTTCACCTGATTGTAAATACACAGACAAAACTTTGTGTGGTTTATCGTGCTCTAATTGTATACGTCTACCGTCTAAAGCTTCGAACCAACCTTTACGGTAATCTTCGCGACATTGACCGTCAATCAACTGACGTAACGCGGGAATACGATTAAAGAAATTCTCTTTAACTTCTCGACCACTACGACCAGTAATTTGTTGTATCTTCTTGTCACCGGCTCCGAGTAAAAAGGCATAGTAGAACGTCTTAGCTTTACTTCTACCGCGCCACTCAAACCCTAAATCTTTACCGAACTCTTTCTCTAAAGCTTCTTCAACTGAAGGAACGTAACCTAACATCGCGCGAGCTACATCTTCATCTAAGTGTTTTAAACCACCTGGGTCAATACCAGCCGCAAACATATTATACGAGTGAATGTCTTGAGCGATAGTAACTTCAGTGTAAACCGGGTCTTTCATATAGTGACAGAGGATACGTCCTTGAATACCAGAAGCGTCAACACCTACAATCACTCTTTCCTCATTTACTCTGTAAGGATGTTTAAGGTGAGTTGTTTTAGTTAAGTCAGGAACTGTCCAGAATGAACGACACTCTTTACCGTAGAACGGCGCGTCAGCTGCGGGAATGTTACCCATATTAGGTTTCTGGTGGGCACACCGGTGAGTTCTAGCACCTAGAGATTGTATTACCCCGTGAACACGACTGTCTTCCGGTGTACAAACATCTAACCACTGTTTAATCATGTTAGCGCGTGAACGTAATACTAAGTAAGCCGCAATCTTCTTAATAGAATCAGGGGCACTCTCAGGAAGTGTTTGTAAGTTCTCTTCGTCAGATACAATAGGTGACCCACGGTAAATACCTTTAGCTTCCATTTGCGGAGTAGCTTTACGGAAGTTAACTGGTTTCCACCCCGCTTCGTTTAAACGCTCAACAATCTGTTCGGGCGAACCTGGATTAAAGTCTTCCCACACGAGTGGACAGAAATCACCCATAACGTTATCAGGGGTAATACCAAAACGGATAATAACTTTACGAGATACTTCTGACATATCTTGGTAAGTGTGGTACACTTGATTAAGTTTACCAGTCTCAGGATTACGTGCTTTTATTTTATTACCGTCAGGGTCGGTCTTGGGGACTTTGATTGTCTTTGTCTTGATTCGGTAACTACCGTTATCGCCATCCCACCCTTGTTTAGGTTTGGCAGGAAAATCGTTACGGAAGCCCAATTCAAGAACTCTGAGTTGCTTTTCAATGGTATCGTATAAATCAGACGCACTTTCTTTGTCAAAATAAAAACCTTTCTGTTGTGAACGATTTAAAATCCATTGGGTTTTGTGTTCAAGTTCAATAGAGAAATCGGACGTACCTTCTAACTCAAACTTCAACATATCGTAAACCCGATAGTTAATCTCTACGTCTTGACGACAGCGGTGTAACATAGCGGGAGAGTACACGTCCCATTCATCGTGTTTAGGTTTATCTACACCTACCTTTTTACCAAGGTTATCTAGACCGTGACCACCCAAACGGTGGTACTGAGCCATTTTCGAGAGAATTAAAGTATCGGTTATTTTAGAAGAATCCAAAGGAACTTTTAATAGTTTGTGAATAACTAAGGGTAAGTCGTACCCAAGGAAGTTGTGGCCTACAATTTTATCGGCGTTTAAAAGTAATTGTTTTAATTCGTTTGAGTAACACTGGTTCTGTGTAAATACGTGCTCTTTTTTTGTGCCGTACTCTTGAAACACCGCACAGTGAACTTTAGTGGGGTTAAGACCGTTAGTCTCAAAGTCGCCAATTAAAATCATTTTAGACACTATCCTTCTACTTTTACGAATCAAAATCCACGTTTTTGTTCAAGTCAGAACGTGGAAACTGCTATCTATGTATCAGACTTTATGGAGATTGTAAAGCCTAATAATTCTTACCGTGTAAGCGCGGACGACTACGATTATACTCAAGTTTCTCTTGTACAATCTGATCGATGTCGATGTCGAACGCACCTACATAGTCAAGAATACGGATTAACGCGTCAGCTAACTCTACCCATTTACCTTCGTAGTGAGAGAGTTTGTCGTCGTTTAATTTCTTACGGTCAGCTTCTAAAGCTTCTGATAACTCTGAGTGGATAAGGGCTAACACTTCCCCAAAGTTACGTTGGCTTGGGTCAAACTCAGCTACAGTATCCACACAACGACCATCGTCTTCACGTACTGGCACTGGAACCGAATAACCATCCCAGAAACCTTTTTCTTGGGCTAGACCGAAACATTCTTTAGCTAATTTGTTTAAACTCATTTGATGTTCACTTTCTCTTGAAGTTGTTTACTCATTTCTTCTAATTCAACTAGAAGCTCTTGCGCCATACCACCTAAACGTGTTTGACAATTCTTTAGTAAAGAGTGGAGTTCGGTGACATCCATTCCTCCTTGGTGTGCTTCTGTAGACAGCGCGTCACGTATGTCGGTAAAGAAACGTAAAGCTCGTAAAGTCTTATCGTGGTTCTTAAACTTCATCGGTTTAACTCCTCTTTAAAAGTTTCTAGGATTTTAGTGACTGCTCTTCTCATATTCGCCACAGCTAAGTCTTGAACACGTTCTGTATACTCAGCCATGTCGTTAGAGGTAAATTTTAAAATTAACTGCTCTTCAAAAGTTAGGTTAGCCATTTTTAACTCGCTTTCTTGTACGTTTGGTTAGAGTTGCCTTGGCCTTCTTTGGCCCCGGGTTTCTTGTAGAACATATCGTCGTCAATGTCGTTTACTTCGAACATATCCCCAGAGTGTGATTGGAACTCAATGAAACCAGCGAACCCACACTCACCACCGAAACGGTTCTTACGAACTGTTAGACGTGTGATGTTCTTTAAACGCGGGTCATCGTTACGTTCTTTGTTACGTTCCATGTAGATATAAAGGTGTACTAACTTCTCAATGTTACTTGTCCCTCTAATCTCATCGTTACGATTAAGGTGGGCTACCATAGCTAGACGAACACCGGCTTTAGCGACGAAACTTTGTAAGCGCGTGGCGATCATATCTAACGCTTGACGCTCATCGTTGTACCGTTGGTCAGAAGTAATCATAGAGATGTGGTCTAAGATAATTGTTTTACACCCGAACTGGATACTCAACTCACGGATTTTACGTTCGAGGTACTCAAAGTCTTGAGAGCCACTACCTTCAATCTTAAAGATACGGTTCTTAAGGTCGTACTTATCGATAACAGATTCTACTTCTTCTCGTGTCCACTTTACACCAGGTAAGCGAATACGTTTGTTTAAGAATAGACCAGCCAAATCTTTGAGGGTAGTACGTGTGTTCTCCTCAAGGATAATCAATCCGATTTTTTCATCAGTGTTCATAATTAAATGTTTGATGATGGCTTTAAGAATAGCAGATTTACCTTGACCGGTTTGAGCAGTCCAGCAACTAATTTCACCTTCACCCCAGCCGTAAGTCATCTCTTGTAAAGATGGGAAAGGGTAAGAGATACGTGTCTCATCAACTTCAGAGAACATCTCTTCCCACAAGTTCTCCCCGTAAAGGATACCTTCTGGACACATCTTCTGGGCGTTGTAGAATAAACTCTTGAACTCGCGGTCAAAACCTTTAGTGAGGTAATCGTTAATGTCCCCAATGTTTTCCGCTAAGTTAATAAACTTCCAACGGGTGTAATCTGCGTACTCCATAATCGCGCTTAACGAAGAACGTCCCGCGTCATCTGGGTCAAAACAGAACACTACTTCTTTAAATTGGTCGATGTATTGGATAGTGCTTTGGATTGTTTTCTTAGCTGATTGGGCCCCGTTAGAGAGGGATACCACAGGAATAGAGCCACCCAACATTTGAAAAGCTGATAGCGCGTCTAGTTCCCCTTCAACAATAAGAATAGATTTCTTGTCGTTAGGTGGGAATAAGTTCTGACCGTAAAAAGCTTTAGAGGGAACTTTACCGATAATAACACGATTCTCTGTAGATTTGTTACGGAGTTTCTGGCCGATTAAGTGGCCTTGTTGCGCGTCACTGTAGTTGTAAATCTCAGTGATACCTTTACCGTCTTCACGTAATTCCATGTTGTAGAACTGACGGGTCTTAAGAGAGATACCTCGGTAATCGTGGTCAAACTTTGTACCGAACGTAGGGTTAAATGGTAAATCTTTAAGAGAGATAATTTTAACTTCTTCCTCTTCTTTAACAACTTCTAGTTCGTCTTCTAACACCACTACTTCATTCTCCTCTAATTCAAAATCTTCATAATCTTCAATGAACTCTTCTTCAACAACAACAGCTGTTTTAGTTCCCATTACTTTGTTTTCATTAGATGATACTAAATGATTAACCACTTTACCGTTGTTGTTAAGGAGGATGTCGTAACCGAGTTCTTTAAACTCTTTTTGTAAACGGCTCTTGCCACAAGCGAAACAATGTGATTGCCACACGGGACCGAACTTTGGGTGACTGTTAAGGTAAAAGGCGTTACCGTCTGAGGAACCACAATCCCCACAAGGTACGTGAATGAGCGAGTCAATCGCTTCTGTCTCAATATTTTTATTGAAGGCGTACACTACTTTATCTCCTTAAGTGTGTCTAAATGTTTTAAGTGACAAGGGCAGGGTTTGATACCTACTACTTATGGCTCTTACGGATTAACCTCCTACTGCTATGCGTGCATACCTCACAATAGAAGGCAAAGTTCCTTATCCGTACTAAACTAAATGTGTCCTTCCACATCGCCTTGTCGAGTAATTGTATAGCTGATTCGCTCTAATTTGTCAACCTATTAAATGTTGATGGTGTAAATTAAACCGTTTTTATTGCGGTAACAATGGGTTTGTGGGTCTTCTTCCGTTAAAGACTCCCACTTACGTGTAGGTACTACGTTCTCGTAAAAGTCTTGGTGAACCTTAGCCGGCGCTAAACCGTGGACGTAAGTGTCCCAATGTTTTCTCATACCTAAGTACTCTTCATCCTTCGTAAAGTCCATGAAAGTTCCTAAGAAGGTATCGTCTCTTAAGTTTTCTTTGAAGTGGTAAAGTTTGTGGTGATTCGAACAAAGGGGTACACACTTGAGTAACTCATTTAACACCCAACCTCCACTGGTACCCGCGTTCATAAGACCGAATACAGTCCCCGTTTTATCTTCGCGTTTAACGTGGTGAAACTCTACGAAAGATTGGTGGTCACCAAACAGAGGGTTATCCCCGTAAGTTTCTGGGGCTAGATGTTTACTACACACAAAGCAAGTACAATCGGCTTTAACTTCTCGGTAAAACTGGAATATTTCTCCGTAGTTCACGGGACGTATCTTTCGGTTGTAGTTTATCTGCGACATAGTAAGCACCCCTCTTTCCCATCTAAGATAACTTAAAAGAGTCGGAGGGGTAACTTGTATTTAAATCAAAGGTTTAGGTTAAGTCGTTGATAATCTTGACAATATCAGCTTTAGGGCGGAAACCTTGGAACGAGTGTTTAACGTTTTCAGGCGCTAAATCGCCTTCTACAAAGAACAGAGCTGGGACAGTCCGTACTTTAAAGGTAACCGCTAAGGCTGAACCTTCGTCCGAATCAGCGGCTATCTTAAGAACCGGTATTTGATTCTCGTTAGCGACTTCATCGAGCACCTTATCCATTAACTTACACGGGGCACAATTAGCGGTGCCGAATTTGACGATGTTTAAAGTCATTTATTGTTCTTTCTTTTTCTTTGGTTTAGTGGGGATTTTTACATCAACAAAGTTTAATTGTTGGGGTAAAGTGAAGTGATGGGAACAGAACCACGCCGTTTGATATTGCGGCGATGAGTTACGTTCTATCCATCCAAATCTTTCAAACTTAATACGACGACTCGGTATAAGAACTTTAATACCGTACTTAGTAAATAGTTGAGTGCGCTCTAAACCTTCTAAAGTAGTAAGTGGCATTAACATGGCCCAAGGTTTACCAGACTCGTAACACTTACGAATGAAGTCAGTCTTCTTAGAGTAAGGTGGGTTAGTGATTGTACACTCGTACTCATCATCACCAAGTTCAGTTGTGAGGAAATCTACCCCACCCATAATGTCAGTACCGATAACGTTGAACCCCGCGTTTACTAGACGGTCTACCATCTTACCTTTACCGGCACAAGGTTCCCAAATGTGAAACACGTCTTTCGGTATGTAAGGAATGATGAGGTCTGTGGCGTAATCTGGGGTGCTCCAATCATCAGGTCGGCCCACACCAATCGGTCTACGGTTAATCGTTTCCATTTACATCACCTTTCGTTTTTTCTAGTGCGTCTTTAGCTATTTTGGTGGCGTCTTCTAAGCGACTCCCGTAAGACGCAAACATCCCTATTTCACAAATTTTCTCCAGCGCTTGTACTAGCTCATCTCTTGGTAGTAAACTTTTACTCATCCTATAAAACTCCAGCTTAAGTACGAAAGTATAAACGCTATTGAATACAACAAAAAGATAGTGGCAAAAGTCGCTCTCCAACCGTATAGTTTATACCCAAATAAATAAAAGTAAGTCACTTTACTTATCCTCCTTAGTTAAACCTGACATGGCTTCCTCGAACATTTCTGACAAACAAGTACCTCCGTTGTAAAATCTTAAGGATATTTGGATTGATCCATCAAGATTCTTAGAAGCTAACGACAAGTACTCGTCTTCTTCAATATCTTTTGTTCCAGAAAAATCGTACAATTCTCCTTTGTACGAAATAAACTCTTTGTAAAACGCGTCTGTAAGTTCCTCAAGGTATGTTTCCTCGTACCTTAACTCTTTTCCACGTTCTTTCAAAATCCGTTGACACATTAATTCAACGTCTTCACCCTCTTGAGGTTCAACTTTCACGACGCGCCCAACCCAAAATTCTGTCTGACTCATTTCTTTTTCTCCGCATAAATAAACTTAGCTGTTTCAAGACCGTCAATGTAAGCTTGTACTTCTTCACTCATTTCAAAACATTTGTATTCTTTACTAATGTCTTTGACTATGTGGTTAGATCTATCATAAAAACCCAAAAATACTTGGTATTGGGGTTCGCCGTTCCATTTTTTATGGTGGACTACTACTGGCACTCTTTCTTTATCACTCATTTGGTTTGCTCTTTCTCTTAGTTTTAAATTGGTCTTTTGTTTCGTAAAGGTAAAATGGAAACGCCCAAGGCCATAATAGAATAAAAATTAACCAAGTCACTAACAGTTTAATAGGAAAAGGCGATTGTAGTTCTACCCCTAAATAAAATCTCTCTACCCCAAAAGATAATAGAAAAAGAAATAAACCTATACTTAAATAAATAATTAAACCTAACACCACACATTCTCCTTCTTTTAATTAATCCTTGTAAGGGTCAGTGACTCCGCGGGGAGCCATACAAACAACAACCGGTAAAAGTTGTTCTACAATCTCTGTGTACTTCGAGTGGTACCTTAGCACTGATTCGAGGGACTTGTAAACACAAGGTGATTCGTCTGAATCTCCACCGAATACGTGTATACCGCTATCGAGTAAACTTTGTTTTACCAAAGAGTAATCTACTTGTTTCTTAGCTTGAGTACGTGACATCACGCGCCCCGCGCCGTGTACAGTTGAATTACCCATCCGGTAAGATTGTTTAGTACCTTTGATAACGTAAGAGGGGTCTCCCATCGAACCCCCAACAAAAGCTTCGGTATTCTCGTCGATAAAAGTAGCGCCTTTACGTACCACGTATAAGTTCTCTTTCTTCATACCTACTTTAATCATCTCACGACTTAAGAAGTTATGGTGACACTCAACTCTTTTTGTTATTGTAACATCTTTACCTAAAAAAGAATCTAAAACATTCCATACAGATAACATAACTACTTTTCTATTAAGAGCTGCGTACTCTTGAGCTATTTGTACAGCTTCTAAGTATTCTTGACCTTCAGGGCTATGCGCGTCTAACAAAGTGGGCTCAGCGTCCATAGAGTCCTTAGCGCCTACCAACTTTAAGAAGTGAGAAGTAATCTTGTGGCCGAAACCTCGAGAACCGAAGTGAGTAGCAATCCACAAAAACCCGTCCTCCCCTTCCATAAGATTTACGTAATGGTTTCCTCCCCCAACAGAACCTAACTGCTCTTGTGCTAAAGATTCTAAATCCTTTACAATCTGTGGAGCGTCTTTGGGGACTTGGTACTCTAATACTTTTGGGTCTTTTTTACCTTTAGCTCCTACCCCAAAAGAAAGTTCTTGCATAAGTAAACCTCCGAGTGTTTGTTCAAACCCGCGTATCTCATTTACTTTAACGTCAGTTTTGAACACAGTGTTACCACACCCGATGTCGTAACCAACACCAGAGATAGACAGTTTGTCTGAGTAACCGACAACACCACCGATGGGGTGCGCGTAACCGTAGTGACCGTCCGCGCACAGAGCACCGAACCGCGCTGAAGGGTGTTCCATCACTTTGTTCATTTGGTTGATTGTGTTCTCGTCAAACCACTCGTAAGGGTTTGTGACAGGTGTCGACCACTTGGTTTTATTGATTGTCATTTTAAAGTACTTTCCAAATCTGTTACTAGTTTTGACCAAAGGTTTTGACTTACGAATACCTCATCACCAGCTTTACAAATAAACATTAAATCTTCGACATCATACTTTGTAGACGATCTAAAGTCAAAAGGGGCTGTAAATATTGAACAGTGTCGGTTATTGTACCACTCTAAAACTTCTTCTGGTGTGTTTAACTTTTGTCCCCACCAAAAACGTTTACCAAGGTACTTATCTACTACATCTTTTTTACACTTATCATTGTACTCTAGCCGTTTCTTGTCCCACAACTCACACATACTAAGACATTTTTTAGCGTCTATTTTTAAGTAGCCGTGTATCATTCCCGACATCCTTTTAAAAAGTTAGAGGTTCTTAAATAAAGTAACCACGAGAGCCGCAGCTACAAAGAGGTACGAGGTCTTTAGTAAGATGAACCAAATGGGACTATCTTCGTAAACTTGACAGATACTGTAATTTAAATCCGGATCACCTTCAGTTTGTAAGTACTTCTCAACTTCTCTTAAGTTTTTAAACTTTCCTAACTCTGTTTCTTGACCGTCAATAGTTACAATGTACTCCGCTTTGTAAGTAAAGTACGATGTCCAAACTACTTCAAACTTTTCAGCTACACTCATGTTATATATTACTGGATTTTTCATCAGAAGTCCCTTTCCGCGGGATTAAGTTTTCTATTTATAAAAGAATCTATTTCTCTTTTATCGCGTAAGTGTTTTATCTTGTTGTACCTTTTAGCGCGAATCGCGTAGAAAAGTTTTCTTCGAGACACACTGTCCCACGAAATACCTAAAATGTCAACTAGAATTTTTACTAAGTAGTAGTCCTTATCGTCTCTTCTCATAAGCGGCTATAGCTTTCCAAAGATTATTAGCCTCGTTTGAGAGATTGATTAAAGCGTAATTAGAAGCGACATAGTTTTCGGGCAGACGTTGTAAAAGGTTAGTAAACTTATCCTCTAAGTTTTTAACGCGACGAATCATAGCCCCCGCTAAATCCTCTGAGTAACTTTGAGATAAGTCTTGGCTTTTCTTAATAAGGTTGTTAGTTTTATCGACTAAACTTTTAGGTGCAGTCTCAGTACGTCCGTGGTCATTAGCGGCGCTCTTTTGGGTATTTGTGTTCGTCATCATCATGGTTAGAGTTTGAATCCCATTTCTTTTGTTAGAAGGTTTGTTATATAGGATTCAACTTATACTTAAGTTTAAAATAAAGTCAATACAACTTAGGAAAAGAAGCCTTTAACTTTAGACCAGATAGAACGTGTCACTAACGTTACCTCTTTCACTTCAGGTAGTGTTTCCGCTACTTCCACAAGGTCTACTTCCATATCGACAACAATCGGTTTACGACGTTCTACGTAAGGCTCTACCTTTGGTGTAGCTTTGGCGTACCGGTGTTTCTTCTTGGCTTCCGCAGCTTCAACTACGTAACGTTTGTTCCAATCAACTAAGCGCTCACCGTCTACCGGCCAAGAGATGTGTACGTAAGGTTTTACCACACCTTCGTGGATAGTAAGGTAAGTGCCGATGTAACGTCCTTTGTTGTTAAACTTCTTTGAGTAGAACCATTGACCCGCTTTAAAGTCAATGTCCCCCGCTTTCATACGGTCTGCGAGTTGGTTAGTGTAAATCACTGTGGGTACAAATTTCTGTCGCGTCACTTTGGTTTCTCCTTCTTGGTTTGGGTTATTTTGAAATTTTTATAATACTTAGAATTACAGAATTTTTGAGGTTCTTAGTTTCTTTTTGGTGTTCGTAAAAAGATGTAAGGAGGGCTTCATCAGGTTTTGGTCTATTGTTGTAGAATATTTGATTACCTAAACGGCCCAGCGTGTCATAGTAGACTATTAACCAAGTGTACTTACAGTCTTTAGGTTTATTAATTAATAGACTCATTCTTGTTCTTTCTTTAGAGGGTTGTTTCTGTCCCACTCTGTGATTAACCAGAGTAAGGCGGGTACCGAGCGTGTGTGGGGTAAACCTACAAGTAAGTTATTACACTCAGGGCACTTAATTTGTAAAGTACAATCTTCAGTAGTAACGCGTTGATCGTCGGAACCACATTTAGAACAAGGATTAAAATTACCCATACGTACCTCACACCTCCTCTATTTTTGGTAGTGCGCCTAAGATGTCGTAAAAGTGGGTCATACCAGCGCTCATGATTATACTCATTCTATCCTTGTTTTTAGAATATTCTTCTAACTCACTAATCGGCTTAGGCTGCAACGCTATGGCTAGTTCTAGGGCGTGGTTGATAGCAGCAGTCATGGGGTCTACGCATTTGTGCCAATTGGCTGTTCTAAACCATTCCTGCGCTTTTTTATAATCGTGTGTCATTCGCTTACTCCGTATTTTTGCTTGAGTTGTAATTTTAAGTGATGTAGCATAGCCCTTTTACCTTGGTAATATAAACCACCGCCCCAACGTATAGCTGGGTCTTGCTTTCTTATAGTTTCCAACAACTCCAGCACTTCGCTAAGCGGCACGACTGGCTCAACTGTGGGGGCTGCTTTCTGAATTTCACCATATAAATAATTCCAGTTACCCCAATCTCCCTCAAATAAAACATGTGGATTTTCTGATATATCCACATGTTTGGCGGCCTTTTGAATAGCTAAAAACTGGCTATCTGTTAATGGTTTCAAAACATCACTCATTCGCTTTTCACTCTTGCAATTATTAATTCTATGTGCTGCTAATTTACACTCAAGCGATAAACTCCGTGTGTCTATTATAGGCCGTCCGTGGTTACTCATTCGCTTTTCTCCTGTGCTGCTTTTATTATTGCTTTATAAATATCGCTTTCAGACACACGCTTATAATTACTTTGGGCAACATGAATAGCTGTTCTTATCGCTATATTCAGTTCTTTAGGCACAACCACATGAGTATCAGGGTTATAAGTCGCCCCTGCGTTCCATGCCTCGGCTGCTGCTTCGGGGGTGGCGTAACCACCTGCTAATTCAAAGAGCGGACTTACCACAAAATAATCCCTATCATGGCTAAATAAAATCTTAGCCTCACCGCCAAATGGCACTAGTTTAATTGTCATTCTATAACTCCTATACAAATTCTTTCTGGGTGCGTTTGTGGGGCTACTGGCCCAATATCTAACAGTTGTGATAGTCTGGCTACAACAAGCCTTTTTGTTTTATAGGTAGTAGTTGGGAATATTGACTCACCTTTTTCAATGCTTAATTCCCAACCATTTGAGGTTTTTTCCATCGTATATCTTTCACTCATTCCCCACCACCTTTTCTTGGTTTATCTCGTTGTTCAAAACACTTTCTGCGTTTGCTATGGCATTGCTGGCCTCCGTAATAATCGCCATATTCTGTTTCACAACAAATCGTTGAAACTTGCTCATCTGTTAAAAGTTCAACTAATTTGTCTATTTGCCAAACACGTAAATTTGACTTTAACCAACGCCTCATATGCTTTGGCGTTCCAATATCAATTTCAGGGGTCATAATCTAATCCTCTCTCGGTGGTTGTGGTATATTAAATTTTAGCCCTTTAAAGCAACATGCACACGGCTTTTCGACATACTTCGAATTTAAAGCGTCTATGACAGCTATTGTCTTGCGTCCTTTGCACTCATCACATGTATTTGGCACTAAAACCAACTCACCCTTGGCAATCTTTTCGGCTTGCTCTAGGGCTGTAATAACTACAGAATAATCACCAAACGCGTTAATGTCTAAAATTCTATAAGCGTTTAACTGGTCTTGTATTTTCTCAAGTGTTAGGTGTGTCATAGGCCGTCTCCCTCTTTGCCTGTTAGGATTGCTTTTAGTGTTAAGCCAATGTTAGCGTAGTTTGTCTCTTGATAAGGGTAAGCATACGTTTTACCGTCAAAAGTCTCATAAACCCACACCTTATATTCTTTTGGTAGTGTATAGGGTTTCATTTCGTCAATAAAGCCGTGTCTAGTGCAAGCCCAATACAGCTTTTTAGGACATTCGTATTCTGACGCAACTACATGATGCTCATCAACAAATTTTACATACGCTACATTTTTGCGCTTATCTGGGTCTTTAGCTACCCACAAACTGCCTACCTCGATTTTCTTTCGAAAGTCGTCTGTTGCTCCGCAACTCGCTTCATTTGGTGCTCCTTGCGTCCGCCCTAAGTTATCTGTCATTTCTTATTACCCCTTATAATTATAAGCCGTGCATTGGCCGTTAGTGTGTTCAAAGCAATTCCATTCTGCTTTTGGTAGGATGAAGTTACCGCTATAGTATTGGTGTAAAATAAATAAATAGTTAAAAGTTGCAAATAAAAAACCTACGATAAATCCTTTTTTAATATCAATACTCATTTTAC